TTCTCCGACAATTGGTGCTAACACCATTGCAAACAGCCAACTTGCTCAAATCAATCAAAACATAATTAAAGGCCGTGTCTCTACTGGTCTTGGCGATGTTGAAGATTTAACAGCGGTACAAGCTAAGACTGTTCTAAGTTTAGAGAATGTCGACAATACCGCCGATTCAGTTAAGCCAGTCTCAACGGCTCAAGCTGCGGCAGATAATTTAAGAGTATTAGAAAGCACAGTTTCAGTTGCTAAGTTTAACGCAAGTGCTTTACAAGGTACTGATATTTCTACTGGAACGCCTTCAAATGGTGATGTCTTATCTTACAATTCAGGAAATGACGAATATGAGCCTGTTGCGGCTGGCGGTGGTGGTGGTGTAAATGGCGGTATATCTTTCCAGACTAACTTTGAAGTTGATGTTACAAGCTCAGAACCTGCAACCGGTGGCATTAAATTTAACTCTGCAACAATTGCAAGTGTCACAATTATAAGAGTTTCGGCAACTGATGCAAATGGCGTTGATATTAATGACCGCCTTTCGACTATTGGCAATGGCGACTCTTTTTATTGTCGAGTTCTTAACGGAACTACAAAATGGCTTAAAGTTTCTGTCACAAGCTCAACTTTAGTAACGACTTCATATGATATTGTTTGTGCTGTCGTTGGCGGAACTGGCGTTCTTCCTGCCGCAGCTGACATACTTGGCATTGATCCAGAAATTATTACAACTGGCGGCACCGGTAATGTTGCAACATTTAACGGAAGAGCTGGTGCTGTTGTCTCGGCTAATACAGATTATCCAAGTTCAATTATACCTGACTCTTCTTCTGCCGGTGGCCCTTTTGTTTTTGACTCACTTGATACCTTAGTAACTTCCAAAGTCGCAACAACAAGAAATGTAAATACTGGCACTACTTTGACTGGTGGCGGTGACTTAAGCGCTGACAGAACTTTAGATATTGATTTAACTAATTCAAATACCTACACGGCTCAGCAAGTATTTAGCAATGGCAATTTAACTGATGCACCAAGTATTGTTTGGGATGTAGAAGATAAGCAGTCAACAGCGGTGACACTTACAGCAAATAGAGCCTTAGCAAATCCCACAAACCAGATAGACAAAGGCACTTATGTTTTGCGTGTAGTCCAAGATGGCACCGGTTCGAGGACTTTAACTTTCGGGGCCAATTACAAATGGCCAGGAGGCACCGCACCGACTTTAACGACTACAGCGGGTGCCGTGGATATAATCAGTTTCGTTTCAGATGGAACTAACATGTATGGAGTCTTCCAAGGAGACTTTAGCTAATGTTTACGCATCCTGTTTGCTTTCTAGGGGCTGCGGGTACATCTACCCCAACTCTTTATAATACTTTAGGTTTAGACATTGCCGAGTCTCAATATCTAAGCTTAACAGATTCCACAGATTTTAATTTTGGAACAGCATATACATTTTGTTGCTGGGTTTATCCTACTGATTTATCCGTTGAGAATGGAATTTACAATCAGCCTGGCAGCTCTTTAAACTTTGCTCAAATGTCAATACTTCCAACTGGTAAGATGAGTTTTAAGGCAACTTATGGCGGCACAATTTCAATTGATATTGAATCAGATGTAACCCTTCTTGAAAATAATCTTTATATGATCGGCTTTCAGGTAATTGGAAGTACACTTTCTTTTATTATTAATGGCGTTCACGATACTAATTCAGGCTCTTTTGCTGTCGCTCCGAATGATTTGGCAACTAACCTTCAGTTGGCCCGGGTTCATGAGGGGGTAAACTTCTTTTACTTTTCCGGTGCCTTTTCTTTACCGATGGCCTTTCAAGCAGCTTTAGGTCCACAGGCTTTATTAGATATCTATAATGGCGGCACAGCTAAACAACCTGAATGCTACGATGCAACGACAATCACAGATAATTACGCTTTTGCTATTCCCTTAAATGATGGCGTTGATTCTGGGCAAGAGCTTGTTGACGTTTCAGGAAATGGAAATAATGCTTTTTTATTCGGATCACCTACACCGGTTTATGATGGAGAGCAGCAAGGGATTCTTACTTGCCCAGGTGGTGGCGATCCTACTATATTCGCAGTCAATAGTGCTTCTTATAATGGTGTTTCTAATTATTTCAATGGCGGCGATATACTCGATGTTGGCACAGGCGATGCTTCTGTCTCTTTTTGGTTTAAGACAACCAATGGCGGCACCACTGCAAGAGCCTTAGTGACTAAACAAAATGGAGCTTTCCCACAGTGGGGTATTCGTACAAACTCTAGTGGTACTATAAATGCAGCGGTAGAGGTTAGTGGCGGCCATTCATATTATTATGACACCACTAGCACAGTAAATGATGGCATGTATCACCATGTTGTGTGGATCTTCAACCGAGCAAGTAATATTCCTATTGTATATATTGATGGATCTTTAGAAGCTATGGTTGATGCTGGATCTGTTGGCGATGTCTCAACAGGTAGCTTATCGAATTCAGCTAATTTATTTATTGGCGCAAGAGACCTAGTAAGTAAGTTACTTATGATTGGATCAATGGCGTTTATTAGGATGGCGGCTGAAGATTTAGACTCAACTGATGTGGCAAATTTGTATAACTCTGGGAACCCCCGCTGTTTCGATGGTATAGCCGCAACAACAAAAGCAAAATTAACAGCTGCCTGGGAGCTTGGAAACTGGACAGATTCAACCGGCACAGAGATTGAGGACAGGGTTGGAGCTAACGACCTAACCAATGTTGGTTCGACGCCGTTCACTGAATCAGGCTTAGATGTTTCATGTGGCGGCACACCACCAGCCGAAACTTTCAATATCCTTACCGAATCAGGCGACTCTTTAACAACCGAATCAAGCGATAATTTAATACTGGAGTAAAAAATGGCAGATACAAAATTTAGTGAATTACCCGTAAAAAGCACAGCTGTTGATTTAATAGCGGATATTTTCGCGGTTGTCTCGGGTGGAGTAACAGAGCAGGTTCCAGCGAATCTTATACCTTTTACAAAGATATTGACCGCTTCGACAAGCGTTTATATTGCGACTACCGGCAATGATACTACAGGAGATGGTTCTGTTGGCCTTCCATACTTAACGCCACATAAGGCTTATGAGCATTTACAAGACTATTTTCTAGGTGCTGGAGTTATTGCAACTATCCAGTGTGCTGCCGGTACTTATACGCATGCTTCGACTCTTATTCCTTATCACCCTCAAGGCTCACAAATAATCTTAAGTGGTGCGACTATGTTGGGTACTGTCGTTGATGGGGATTTTGTTGCAAGTGCAGCCACGACCACGACTAATCTTGAGACTAGATATGCGACAATTTTTAGAGGCAACTTTGCTGGTGCAATGATATCCTCTGGAGATTTTGGCACTGAGTTATTATTTAGATGTGAAGATATCTTATTTGATGGCAATGCGGTGTCAACTTATGGCCTATTGATGACGAATGGCTCAAACTTCAGATGTGTCGGGATAAGCTGCATAAGTATGGTTGTTCGGGGCGTGCATATTGAAGGCGGTGGTTTAGGCGATATTAATGGTGATTCTAGTCTTAGTCATGGTGCCATTGGTTTATGGTCAGACACTAATTCAACTATTTTAATGATTGATTGTTTTACTCCTTATAATACTGACACCGGCATTTTCTGCACTGGAGGGTCTCAATTGACTGTTTTTAATACTGTCTCAAGAGCAAATACAAATGATGATTATGTTTCGTCTGATGTATCTTATATGCGCATAGCAAGCGGATTGGCTACAGGCCAGTTTGTCAGATGCTCAAATCGATCCTCAATAAATGCTGCCAGTGTTGGGGGTGTTACTTATTCACCTGCTCACGCTGTGAACGGTAATAATGATTCAATAATCTACGCTTAAGAGGTTTATCATGCAAATAGTTATTAAAGAAGATAAAGTATTCGCTATCCACACTAATGACCAGGATTTAGATGGTCACTATGATGGCCTAGAAGTCTTGGAAATTGATGGCGTTAAGCCGCATAAAGAAGATGGAACGCCAAAGACTAAGACTGAATTAGTCTCCGAGTCTGACGGTATGTCAAAGAAGGCTACTAAGCTTCAGAAATTAGCCAAGATGGTAATTAATTTAAAAGCCAGAGTTGATGCATTAGAAGGCAACTAATGACAGATAAGCAAATAGAAAAGTGGTTTGTAGAGCTTCCAGAGTATGAATCTTATGTAATGGCTATTGGTCATTATAATAAAGATCTTGGATATGCCGGGCCGAATAACAGTAAGGTTTTAGAGTATATAATTCCGGAAACTTTATATGGTATTAATCTAAATCCGGCTTTTTATCAACACGATGCGAATTATTCAATAGGTGGAAACAATAAAGACCGCTGGAAATCTGATGTCACCATGGTAGCAACTGGTTTATTCATTATAGAAAACACTCCAGATAGATGGTATTTGTGGGGAGTTAATACAGCCAGGCGTCACATGGCACGAAATAGATTAGTAAAATACTTTGAGGCTGTAAGGTCACAAGGCCATAAGAGCTTTAACTTTAGTGGTAATTGAATTACAAAATTAAGATATTATTGTAAAACACCAGACTTTAAGAACTATATTATAATAAGGCAAGAAGAAAAATGAGTATAACAAATGAAGACATTAGCTTTTGGGGAAGCGCTTTGGTTATTATGGGTGTGGTGTTTTCAATTATTAAGGGCATTGTAGTCATGAAAGAAAAAATAAGGGTTCTGGATGGGAAAATTGACTCTCACAAAGACGACACTCATAAAAAATTTGATGATATTGAGAGCGCATTTAATGAATATAAGACCGAAATTAAAGAGGTCATAGGCGAGCTTAAGAAAGAAGTAGATAAATTAAGGGACTCAAACCAACAAGCACAGAAAGAGCTCATAAAGATCATCAATAAAAATCATATTTCTTTGCTTGAGAAAATAAGCGAGGCCAAGAAATGATAGCTGACAAAACCTTAAATGTACTGCACTTCGAAGATGAGAAAACAAACCAGATGATCGTTAGGCATAAGCTAAAGAATAAATTTGGTGCCACAACTCAAACAGAATCTACTTTACAAAATCTCGACATCTACTTTAAGACTCATTACATCGATCAATTTGACCTTGTTATCTGTGATTGGAATTTCCCTATTTTTAATATAGAACTTAAGCTCCCTACGCTTGCAAAGTCTGGCAAACCTATTTTATTCTATAGTTGTATTGATGAATGCGAATGGCTAGAAAGAGTTAAAAAGGTTTTGGGAAAGATTCCCGATAACTTCACATTTAATCGAAAGGCTTGTGATGACATTATATCGACTATTAGAAATATCTTATAAACTTTTGTTTATATCTTTTACACTTTTGTTTATATCTTGCTCTTCAGTATTTATTTATGCGCCTAAAAATATTTGTGTGCATGGCGATGCTAAAGAAATAAAAGTTACCGGTTCGGATTTAGACGGTAACAAGCTCGATCAAAAGAGCGATGGTAATTTAAAGATCCCACTTTCACCCTAGGCAAGCTCATTCCTTGTCTTTTCCTTGGCCCCCGCAGTTCTCGTCCTTCTGCGGGGGTTTTTTATTTAGATGAAGTTTTCAGGTGGTGCCAGAAATACCGGTGCTTGTTGTTGTTGTTGCTGCGGTGCCTGTTGATACACGGGAATATTCGGCATCTCAACTGGTCGGGTTGATTGTTGCATCGGTTGACCTTGCGGCTGCTCCTCGAAGATACTTAGCCAAACTGAGTCTTTACCTTCATGAAGTGCCTTTTGTCCCATTGCGGCTAAACTGGCACACAAAGCGGCATCCAGGATAATTGATTCACCACCTTCCGGGTATTGGTGCACCTTGCCAACCTGAACACGTGCCTTTTTAGTTTCGCCTTGCTTGTTCTGGTATTCTCTGAGTGTTAGTAAAATCTTTTTCATGCTATTCCTTCCATTAGTTCATTTACGTATTTCTGACAAAGTTCAACTCTGTCTTTTATTTGTTGGATCTTCTTATCATCTCGCTTAACCTCAAAGCGCTTATATCTTAATTTTGTCGGCACATCGTCATAAGTATGGTATGCCTTGACTTCTTCATAAACTTCATCGATATCACAGTTTTTTTGATACGCTAATGACTTGACTTCTCTCTCAATTAAGAAATCAGGCAAATCCATCAAAGTATAAATAACCTCTGCATTCTCTTTTCCCCAAAGATTCATATATCCTTGTAACTGCCATTCATAATCCTTATTTTTTAATTCAGTATCAAATAACGGGAATGTCGAAAACTCGAAGCTATTCTTAATATCAATAATTTTATTGGTATCGTTAATGTCACAAGTTCCTTGCATCCAGTCGTCTTGTTTAAACTCCTCATTCTTTTTATAGTTGGTTAATAATTTGGCATTTAAAAACTTAATGCTCCAGTCTTCACAGATATTTCCCTTATCCATGTATTTAGTATTTATTTCCTTGCGTCTATTGTAGAGCTGTTCAGCAAGCCATTTCTTGCAGTAAGTTTCAGCACCTTTTGATAGCTTAGGTTTATCTGCATAGGCCATAATCGAACCTATTGCAGAGCAGCGAATTTTGAATTTCATTTTACCCCCAATGATTTTTTGATTGCATTGTCTACAATCATATTGGCGGTTCCAATTGCTTCATCTTCGATGGTTCCATATGGGTGTTCAGGGATTATACACTTGCTCATATATGCGGTATTCAGGATGCCACTCGCAATCGAAGCCCTCAATTTTATTTCATCAGATACGCTTATCATTTTAACTTCCCCATTTTATCAAGGTAAGCCTCTCTTACATCCTGGTGGTCTGAGAAGCCGCTTTCCTTTACAATCTCCCATTTACTTTCCAAGTCTGCTTTATCTGCTGCGGTGGCAAAGGCTGCAATGACATCCTCTTTAGTTGTTTTGACTTCTGGGGCTTCTTGCTCCGGCATATCGAAGCTAGAAAATTCCTTCTCATCAACTTTTTGTATTACCTGGACATCTTCAGGCGATAAAGGAAGCCACTTAGATAGACGCTTGAATACCGTTTTTTTTGCCATCTCGTCAAAGTCAGTTTTCCAAGGGCCGAAATTTCCCGCTTTGGATCTGGCTTTAATTTTATTCACTTCGTCAAGAGTCATTACTTCAGCTTTTCTGCTGCCGTCTTTAAACTCAACTTGAGCATAATAGGCATAAGCAACACCGCGATCTTCTTTAAAGTTTGGCCGGTGAGCTTCAACTTTTCCGGCATTGTAGACAAACTCATCATTATCACAAATTTTATCACTGTGAATATTCGCGATTTTTCCAGAACGCATTGCTAATTCAATCAAGCCTTTATAGTCAATAATCAACTGACAATCAACTCTGTTCTCTTTCCGGTTATTAAATGGCAAAAGGTGAGCCCGGCGGCCATCTGGTTCAATGCCAAGCTGTGCACAATCCAAAAGACAGGCAATAAAACTATCTCTATCACACTCTAAAAGCTTAGGTGTCTTGGTCATCGCAGTCATTGATATTCTCAAGAATCTATCAGGCGTGCAGATTGACGGCAAGGCTTTTGCTATCTGCTCTTTTACGGCATCACCAGAGATAAAAGTTCTTAGGTCGGTGCTATTCTTTTTAATTTCAGTGCTCATTTTTCTTCCTTTTTGGTAATTTTATTATTGGTGAAACTAAATAACCTTACGTTCATTATTGCTGCAACTGCAGTTGCCATACATCCAAATACTATACCAGAAAGCATTAAAACTCCGATCCACTGCCAAAAGCCGAGCTTCAGTAAAAATTCAAATAGTGTCATTTTTTCTCATCCTTATACATGTTTGGGTATTCTTTCTTCAGTAGGTCTGTAATCTGTCGGGAAATTGGAACACCTTTAAACTTCTTGGCATCCTTCATAACCTTATGATCATAAATTTTAATCTTTATTGTGGCATAGTCTTTGTTCATCACTTTCCTTTATTTGTCATTAACTTCTACACCTTCAATATAACTAAAGGTGTAATCAAATACAAGGGTTTAGTATACGATTTAATTAAATTTGTGTATAAATGTGTAATTCATCTTGAAAGGTGTAATAAACGGTATTATCATAACTACATAAACAACGCGAAAGGAAGGAAAAAATGAAGATAGAGAGATTCTTAAAAGAGATTAACGGCAACATCAAAGATTTAGATGATGACCTAAAAGCTGAGTTTGCTTTAATTAAAGACACTAAAGATTTAAGGAAGTCCGATCTGGATATGAAAAAGGTTTTATGTAAGTCTTTTAGAGTTGGGCAGCAAAATGGATACAAGCATGTTATCCGTGAATATGAAGAGAATAATTGTCTGATAGAGCTTAAAGAGTCGTTAGAATTATCTGTAAAAAACAAGGAGTTTATCCTAAGCGCTGCTTTTAGATTAGACAATGAAGATTCGCAATTTATCAAGATGCAAGAGCAGGGTATGAAATCGAGTTATGAATTTGTAATATATATGTTAGGGAATATCGAACAATGAAACAAGGCGAAAAAAGATCAGTAGCATGGGCCGAGTCATTCGCAATCGGCTTATTATTAGGAATCACATTATTATTCACAATGGGTACAATCAGCGCAATCATAGGATTTTTCAAATGACCTACCGCGAAACAATCACCTTTAGTGAAGACAATGACACTTGCATTGAGATTGACGTTGAAATGGCCGTCAACACCTTTCAGGATCACAACGGCAACCAATGCGTTGAGCTTGGCGAGTGTGTCGAAGTTCATGAAATTATGGTTAATGGCGAAAAATTAAATTGGAGTACTCCAGAGTCACGCAAGAAATCAATTAAATTCGCCAACGAATACAATTTTGACTACGAAAAAGTTTACAAGCAACTAAAGGAAGCATGATGAGCAAAGTACTAATAACCTGCAAAAGAATACTGGAAATTGAGCCTATGTGTTATGGTGACTGCATAAGCCTTGAGCTGGAAGACATCCTAATCCCTCATGAGAGCCTTGACGCTCTTGCAAACCTAATCGCCGACATTGATATCGATGCGCTAAAAGAAGTCATCAAGGAGCGTGAGAATGGATAATATAAAATTTAGAGCAAGAGCAAAGACTATATTTAATTGTGGTGGCTATAATAAACGGTCGGGAGTAGAGGAGGGCCAATGGGTTTATGGGCATTACTTTGAAGAGCCGCAAGATGGTGATCGTTTATCCTTTGACTTTGTGCCGCACATAAGAATGCCGTATGGCGACAATTCAGCGGATATAGAAGTTGACCCCCAAACACTCGGCCAGTTCACCGGCCTCAAGGATAAGAACGGCATTAAGATACATAAGGGAGATATAGTCAAAGACAAAAACGGCGTAATTTACGAATTAATATGGTCTTATTACTCTTGGATGTTGAATAATGGAGATGTTGCGGGGTATTTGCATAATCGAGAGTCGGTGGTACCTAGATGCTCAGCTGTACTTGAAATAATCGGTAATATCTATGAGGATTTTCATTTGATTTCCAATGACTGATGCATTATCGTGTATAAAACAAGGACAATAAAAGGATATTCTATGGAACCGAAGAATCAAGAAAAATTAATATTCAACAATACTTGTGGGTGCTTATTTGAAGCAGCCGTTTTGGAGAGAGCCATGTTATGGTGGTCTAGTGGGCGTGTTCTTATGAAAAATAGGAAAATATACATGCATGGAAACTATCCAGCTGTAAGTATTTTCGATGAAAAGCTCCATATACATAGGTTGATATATTGCTATAAAAACAGAAAGAAATTATTAAGATCAATTCATGTCCATCATAAAGATGATAATAAACTAAATACCTTAACTGATAATCTTGAGGAGATTAAAGATTCTATTCATATGTCACATCATAACAAAGGAAAGGTTTTATCTAAAGATCATAAGGATAAAATAAGTCTGGCGAATAGAAGAAGAAAAGGCATTAAAATGAAGAGTAAATACCCGATGCCAGATCTTGCTGATTATGTAAATCAAGGTTTATCAATTAGTGCAATTTCTAAAATATATGGGTGTAGTTGGGACACTGTTAAAAATAGGATCCACGAAACTCCGGAGCTATTAAAATGAGCGATAAACTAAGACGTTCGGAACTTAAAGAAGGCATGCAAAGAGAGTTGCTAAACCTTAATACTAAACTGCTTAAATCAGAAAGTAGCAACAAAGATAAGGACTCAGAGATAGAAAGGCTTAGATGCAATCTATGGGAAGTTGAAGCAGCACTAGACTTAAAGAATAGAACTGGCTTCATGGATGTATTTCTACCGGTAACAGTAGCCGCACTATTCTTCTTTGTTGGAATGCATTATGGCTCTATATAGTAAGAGAATGGAGCTTATTTTTATAATGCCAGAAGACTGTTTATACTCTTTCAACTTTGGTTTAATAAACTTTGAGCCTATCGAAAATATAGACACTTCTGAATGGTCGAGCTTAGACAAGAAATTAATGTACAGAGCCTTTAAACGGCACAATGAGATACATAGAAAGAGGATGGAAAAATGAGTAACCCAAAAATAGCGCAGTGCTGTATATGTGGGCATTCGTGGGAACGCGAAATGAATGGATTTCACAGCTGTTCAAAAATACTTCAACAGAAAGTCGAGCGTCTCGAAAAGGCTTTGTGGGATGAAAGATATGGATGGTCTATGTGTACGCCTAAAGAGATGGAAAAATATTTGAACGATCTTTACGCCGGAAAGTATGACGAATACTTAGACAAGGAACTCGCAGAATGTAAAAGGCAATGGGAAGGATGAAAATTGAAGAAGTAAATATCAAATTGTCTCTTACTCCAAGAGAGGTTTATTTAATATCTTATTGCATAGATGAGCTACTAAATATCACTGATGAGTTAGATCTTAAAAGAGGCTTTGATGATGGCAAGCAAAAAGATTGTGAGAGACTTAGTCTGGAGATGGTAAAATTATTGACGACAATAAAAGGGGAAGAATCATGAGTGAAGAAATTAAGAAATGCGAATGTGGGTACTTCCATATTTACAAAAAATCTTGGGTTCCTTTTGCTAATCCAAAGCCTCTACAATATTTATATAGAGATATATTTTGTGAGGCTTGGGTAAATAGATCTTTTTTAGATGAAAGACATGCAAGATTATTTTCAACCAAGACAGTCGCAACAGGAAAGTTCTTTTGGGCAGGCGAATACTGCGATAAGATTGAGAACATATGCCAACTAAAGGATTAAAAAAAGGAAGAGTCATGAGCAAAGAAATTAAGAATATGGAAGACTACGAGTTTTTAGATATGGTCAAAGAGGAGATTGAGAGAAGAATTCTAGAGCATGACACTTTCTGTATATCTAGTGATGATTTAGCGTGTCAAGACTATGAAACACGAGCGATAATAAACATTATATCTATACATAAAATATTACTTGAAAACTAGCGATTAAAAATTAAAAGAGGATGGAAAAATGAGTGACTATAGTAAATCACATGATTGGAGACTTTTGTGCGAGGAAACTTTTGCCGGCTTAAATGATTGTCAGCATGAAGCGACAGAGATAATAAATTTCCTAGATAAGAAAGTCGAGCGTCTCGAAAAGGCTATTTGGGAATATGAGCACGAAGAGCACAGCAACTCTCCTAAAGCTATTCAGGAATATCTAGAATCTATCTACACTGGCGAGCATGACGAACGCTTTGACAAGATTATTGAGCAATGTAAAAAGGACTGGGAATAGTTGAAACCCGCCTGAATTAGGTTATATTTATATATGGCGCTTTGAACCGTCATTAAAACAAAGTATTAAAAATTTTACCCGCCTCTTCAGGGAGCCTTCTAATAGGGCTTGTTCAAAACTGAAGCAGAGCGGGTTTTTTTATGGAGAAATTACATGTCTAATGCGACAAGAAAACTTATGGCGCAAAGTAAGACTATTGGAAGAATCCAAGCAGCCATATGCATCAAAAACAACCTAATGGAAATATTAAACGAATCACCTGATATTGATAAGCCAGGTTTAGCCAGATCAGTAGCCTTTATACAAGAGCTTTTAGAGAATTGCTCATTCTGGCAAATGATAGAAGATGAGGAGCTTCCTAAATGAATGACGGATGGATAAAGCTTCACCGGTCTTTTTTAGATTGGGAGTGGTATGAGTGCCCAAATACAGCAAGGCTATTTATTCATTGCTTATTAAAAGCCAACCACAAAGAAGGTAGACACAAAGGCGAATTAGTACCAAGAGGAACCTTTTTAACATCATTAGAATTACTATCACAACAGACCAAATTAAGTATTAAGTCTGTGAGGACAGCTTTAAAACATTTAGAAGAAACTGGCGAGATAGGCACGGAAAGGGCACGGAAGGGGACAAAGATAACTATCTGCAAATACAGCACTTACCAAAGTTCAGCAACGGCAGGTGGCACGGAAGAGGGCACGGAAGGGGCAGACGAGGGGCAAGAAGAGGGCACGGAAGGGGCAACTAACAAGAATGAAAAGAAAGAAAAGAAGGAGAGAGATTTAGAGTTGTTTGAAAAAGCTTGGAAAGAATTTGGCAGATATGGAACAAAAAACAAAGCAAAAGTTTATTGGTTGAAACTTACAGATAATCAAAGAATTGAAATTGAGGAAGTTATACCAAACTATCTGGATCATATAAAAAGAACTAACTACAATAAGAAGTTTTTCGAAGGATGGATAAATCCAAAAAATAAACTTTGGGAAAATACAGCATATAAAAATACAACAGATGGATTAGATAAAAAACCAATGACCGAATTAACTCTTAAGGACATAATGTAATGGAACTTACAGAAAATACAGATTTTTCCCTAATTGGCCTTTTGATTAAAAAGCCTGAAATGCTCGACCATTGCGAACTTATCAGTAATTTTGAAAATCCTTTCAGCGATCATAGGCTCAATGCAATCTTCAAAGACATTAAAAAACTTTACACGATGACTGGGGCTTGTGACAGAAGAGAATTAATGAAAATGGGAATTGATAGCCAGATAAACCAAGAGTTCTATTTAACTCTTATTAGCTCTTCTGGCTTTGATGTCAATATACAGGGATACATTTCAAACGTCTATAACTCGCATATAAAGCAAAAGCTCGAAGTTTTGGGACAAGAGCTCATAAATTGCTCTAAAGACGATTTAAACAGCGCTACAGAGTTTTTAACAAGATCCAGAAATATATTGGATGACTTAGAGAAAAGAAGCGCAGTAACATCAGGGGTAACTTTGCCTGAAGCTTGTAAGCAAGTATTAAACAAAGCCGTTAAAATGGCCGAGGGAGATAATAACGAATACATGGCAACGGGAATATTAGCCATTGATAGAATTATTCACGGCTTAACAACTAAGACGATGTCAGTTATTGGAGCAAGACCAAGTGTCGGCAAATCGGCTTTAGGTCTTTCGATGATGTCTAACATGTCATCAATGGGAATTGGCTGCGGCTTTATATCGGTTGAAATGTCAGAAGTCGAATGCGTCGAAAGAATTACTCAGGTTAGAAGCGGTGTTTCAATTTATGAATTTGGCGATGAAAGGCAAGCAAGAAGAATACTTCCAAAATTTACGACTGCTTTGGACGGCATTAAACATTCGACGAATATGCAGATTGTCAGAACCACCAACAGAAGAATTGGAAATATCAGAAGTATTGCCCGGAAGATGAAAAATCAAGATCCTAATTTAAAAATGATCTTTGTCGATTATCTCCAGAAAATAAAAGGCGATGACGGAACCGTAAGCATTCGTGAACAGATAATCGACGTATCGGCAACCTTAACAGATATGGCCACAGATATGGATGTGCATATTTGCTGTATGGCTCAATTAAACCGAGAAGGTGACGAGCTGCCAAAGATGAAGCATTTGAAAGAATCAGGCTCTATCGAGCAAGATGCCCACTATGTGTTTTTACTTCACAGAGAGCTAACAAATGATGAGCCGATTAGTGACGCGATGGTATTTATCGCCAAGAATCGAGGCGGCCAAACAGGAACAGCGCCGGTTGCTTTCAATAAGAAAACCACTCGTTTCTTCGATAGTTCACACGATTACGCAGAGGAGAGATAAATGAGCGATGAGGAAATAGACTTGCAATTAAAAATTCTTGAGATTGAAGAGAGTACTCAAGAATCACTTAATAGTATTGATTATGATATGCGCCGAAAGCCGGAATGGTGGCAAATGGCCACAGGTTTCAAAGATGCCAGTGATAGGGAATACCAAGAAGCTCGAAAGATATTTAAAGAGTTCCTGGCATTCTCAGCGCCAAAAGACGGGAAGCATTATTCGGGGCATGACTTCGACAGCCTTGTCAAAAAGTTCACGATGGCGAAAATTCAGAATAAAATATAAAAACTTTCTATGTTTGGGGTTGACGGTACGTCAATGGCGTAGTATTATTGAGTATTGAAACAAACAACTAACAAGGAAGACCATGACACTAACTGACCTAAAACTAAAATCAGCTTTCGAAGTACTCGCCAAGAAATTCAACACAACTGAGTTTGAAGTCGCAATGGCTTACGCAACTAAAAACGACAACGTTGTTTCAATGGTCAATGAAATGACTGGCCTTAAATGACCGAGGGAGCGCGAAAACGCCTCATTACTTGGGGCGTTGATGGTTATGGGGTTAAGTGGTATTTGTGCCGCCAGTGCCTAAAAGAGTTCGGCAGCAGCAATAAAATAGATTACTACGATATAGATCACAAATGTAAAAAGGATGGAGAATAAAAACATTGAAAACAATCCAACAAACCCGCAAGCAAATGAAACTCAAGACCGCCGAATTTGGCAAGCTAATAGGCGTTAGCGGTCGCACTGTTGAAAATTGGGAACAGGGAAGACGTAAGCCGAGTAAGAGCGCTTTGATGTTGATTAAGCAAATTCAGAATAAAATGTAAGGAAGGAAGGATGAGCTATTACGACAAAACCGTAACACCTCACGTATTTGTAACGAAATGTAAAAATTGTAACAAAGATGTAAGGCTTGTAAAAGATAGCTTAGAGAAGATGAAAGCTTATTGTTTTGATTATTCTCACTTAGCGTTGAAGGCGTTGAAATGAAAGGCCAAACACACGGAGGGAAAGGAAGCTCACAAAGAGCCAGAGATGAAAAGTCTTGGCAAAATAGCAAGCTATGGGCTTCAATTGACAAGAAAAAGCTAAAGAAATCTACGCAGAAAATAATAGAAGTAAAACAAAAGGATGAGAGATGAGTAGGCAATTAAGCGCAATAAGTATTATAAACGAGAACGGTGAAATAAAATTTGCTGTGGATGGCGTTATTACAGACATCAAAAATATAAATAATTTCTCACTAGTCGTGTGGGGAAGATACGAACCAGCTTTTGATATATGGCAGCAACTTTCTCCAAGTGAATATCATGACCTAAAGGATAAATCATGATTTATAGCATAGTAAAATTCGACGATGGCAAGTACGGTGCCAGAAATAATGAGACTGGTGAGTTCTTAGATCTTAATATTGTTTCTTCAAAAAGTATAAAGTCTGGGCTTACTTATGACTGGCCTATAGAAGAGTATTCTCTAGGGAATATCAAATCAAGATTCCTGTGGCTGGTGAGGTGGAGAATAAGGGTCGCGATAAAAAGGAATCTTAAACAACACAGAAATCACATTATTACTTACACTGTAATCGAGGATGAGAAATGAAACAAGTATGCAACCGGTGCCAAGGCGGTAATTTTATCAGAACGGATTGGGCTACAATTCTTAAATGCGCGAACTGCCAAAATATGCAGAAGAAGAAAGCGCCAGGTGAAGAATGAAAGTTTATGAGTTCAAGGATTTTAAGGATTTAATTGATGTGGATGATCTAAAGGCTGACTGTTTAATTAAAACGCTTGTGGTGCTGGTTTCAGTTCACGGCGTTGATAAAGTAAGCGACATCTTTGATAAAATGCAGGAGCGGATGAATGCAACGAGCTGCTAGAAAAGACTCAAACCATAGAGAGATTGTCGAATATTGCAGAGGTAAAGGTTTTGCAGTACTGGACATTGCGCAACTAAAAAATGCTTGCGACATATTTATCTCTAAAGACGGCTTCACTGTCGCTTGTGAAATTAAAGATGGTGATAAGCCACCAAGTGCAAGAAAGCTGACAGAGGGTGAAGAGAAGTTTAGAGCAGGATGGAAAGGTGCTTACAGGCTTATAACTTGCACGGCAGATATTGACAATTTAATGTTAAGTATGGGAAAATAACCCAACAATGAGCCACTTAGTAAAATAAGTGGTTTTTCTTCTTGATTCTCTTAATAAATTCTGCTATAGTAATTATTAACCTAACAAAAGGAACAGCATGAAAAGTAAACGCAGACCAATATCATTTAGCCTTAATCAAGAGGAAGTTGATTATATCGATAAGAGAGCCAGAAAAGAAGGAATGATCAGAAGTGAATATATGAGGTATGAGTTAATACTTAAGCATAAGATCTTAAAAGGAGAAAAATAAGGATGACCAGGGAAACGATAAAAAATAACCAGCTCGCAATTGAGATGCAAGTAAAACGAGGCTTCGAGGCTAGAAGAGATTCACGCAGAAACGCAGAAGGTAGACACAAGACCGGCGGCGAATCAGGGTATAAATTCACACAGAAAAAGGACGAGAAATGACACCAGACGCAATAAGAACAGCACAGATTAAGATGGAGCAGGATATTAAAAACTCTTTCGTGCAGACTACCGATTCTAAACGGGCAATGAGAGGCAAGACGATAACACATGCAGCGAAAGGCTTTAAACGTGCAGGAAAGTCGGGAAAGAAGCTATGACACGCGAAAATATTCTGAAAAGGCTTAACGATCTAAAGTCACTGGATGACAAAGGCATCGCAAGATCTGAGGCCGATTTTATGATCAGTCAGTTATTGACCCGGCTTGGATGTGGTGAAATTGCAAAGGCATATGGAGAGGTGAAGGGATGAGTGATTCAATAGGTGGAGTAGTTGAAGGTAAAAGCATAGAGTTTACAGGATTTGAAGCAATAGAGAGCTTAGATTTAAGTGAAAGTCACATTGCAGAAGAATTAACTTTTGAAGCTTCTTTTGACGCATTACCGCCGGAACCAGGATTCTTTAAGTTCCCAACCAGTGACTTATTTACAATATCGCTTCCAAGGTCAGTAAGAATACATAAGAAGCTTAAGAACTCAAGGTCAAACAAGACTAAGCCAAGCAAGCGCAAAAGAAAGCAGATGCACAAAAGAAGGACTATGCAATTTCAGGGAAGGATAAAGAGCCTTGAAGATGGTGCCGAGATCGAGCTTATGAGCGAAATTAAAAAAGGTGTAGAGGAATGATTAAACCAGGAACTTACAAAGGGGTTATGACGACTCATGACCCTTCTCAAGCTGCTAAAATGGTCAGTAAAATATACGATGGAAATATATTGACAGCTTATAGAGCCACAAATCAATATACCGAGGGCGATCACATTTACTGGAAGATTGAGCTAGAATTACGATCTCCTGACGATCCAAAAGACCTTAAGAAATATAAACAAGGCGATATAAAACAGCTTAAAGATATACTCAAATTTACCTCTGAAGTTAATGATGATCATGAGGTTAGAATAGGCGAGGAAGGTTATTTAGAGAAAGGGGATATTTTAGACTTGTTAAATTATATACCTTCAATATGGAGAGTAAGGAAACATGCTAACTAAACAAGAGTACATATGCTTCATGATGAAGAAAGAAAAAAGAAATATGCGCATGAAGCTTATGAAAGAGACACACGAAAAGCAGGAAGCACAGTTGAAAGAGATGGACAAGAGAGTTGATGAACTGGTACGGAGGGAGTTATGAGCGAAATTAAAAACTATCAAGGGACATGGGAAAGTATTTATAATAGTGGAATTCCTAAGAAACTTAAAGATTTGGACTCTGTGGAATTGGATATGATAAATGAGCTATATCGCGATGATCTATATGATATTATTGAGAAGTTAGATAAGAGAGTTGATGCGTTAGGACGGAGGGAGTTATGAGTATAGAATGGGAAGAGATAGGCGGCTCACTTGTAGGTAAATCTGGGAATGATGAGTACGCTATTTTAAATACCGGTGGACTTTGGAAGTTAAAAACATACGGTGGGGTTAAAACAGAGGCTTATTTTTTTAGAATTGAAGATGCCAAGAAAAGAGCCGATGAAATGGCCGACTGGCAGGGTAACTTGACAGAAAACGATAAATAGAATAAATTACAGTATTATAAATGAAGGAAAACATTATGAGTCAAGGCGAAGGCGGAGGCAGGCCATCAGAGTTAGAAAACATTGACTTTGAACAGGTTGCATTGATGGGTAAGTTTAAAGCTACCTATGAAACTATGGCGGAATATTTCGATGTTTGCGTAAGAACTATTGAGCGATACATGGCGGATGAAGATGGAAAGTTTTGTCGGGCATATAAGAAAGCGTTCTCTGATTGTAAGCTTAGATTGTCAGAAGCTCAGATGAAATCAGCACTAGAAGGTAACGCAACAATGCTGATCTGGATGGGTAAACAACACCTTAATCAAAGCGATAAGCAAGAGATCAAACAAGACCTCAATGTCACCGGCCAGCCGTTGATTGGTTTTGCCGATACCACCAAGAAGGAAGAATAGAAGAATTTATATGTGGCTGGGTCTCATAGTGGGAGGCGAATATAATGAAGAGTTAATGGACGCATTAAAGTTCAATTATATTTATTTAGTTCAAATCTAAGTCAGCTGCTACATTTTAGAGCCGCCCTTAATCAGGCGGCTTTTTTGTGGCTAAGGGTTATCTTTCAACTTCTTTATTAGTTCCCGAATATGTGCTGATCTTGTGCGTCCTTCTTCCTTTGCTTGGCGGTCAAGCTCTTTTAATGACTTGTCGTCGATGGTGATGTTAATTCTCATTTACCTTTCTCCTTATTATTCCTTTAGTCATGATATATACCCTCAACTTTTCTAAGATTATTTACATGTTTTGTTTTTGATTTATTATTAATACTTGGCGATTTTTAATAAATTTTTGATAGACACCCTTTCAATTTTATTTCTTTCAGACCTTGCAAGATAATCAAAATTAGGGTGAAAATATATTTCTGGTTTTAAGCCATCTTTTTTTAACCTCCCTAAAATGCCGTCTTTAACAGCTTTATTTAAGACCTTGCGAACACTTGCGGGCAGTTTAGTTGTGACTCTTATTCTTGTATCTAGTATTATCTGTATGTTTGCCTCGGATACACTCAATTCACCGCGCGCTACTCTATCCATTATACGTTCCATTATATTTTGGTGTGTCATGTCATGTCCTTGTTTTGTTATTTACTTTCAATACTCTAATATACACACTTAATACACACTTACAAACAGGTTTAGAATATTTCTTTGAAGAAAGTTAACGTCGCATAATCTGTAATTTTATCACTATTACGTCACATATTTGGACAATTCCTTCAATCTTATCATTATTTTAAAAAATGGGTTTGGTGATGATTTATTTCAAATGCTATACTACGGCACGGCTTTTTTCTCTTTGGTTTCTTTTACCCGGTTTTCTTTCCTTTCTCTTTTTTGTTTCAGTTTAATCGTTCTTATTCCCTTTAGCTCTTTATCCCTTAAATAGACATAATTGATAAGTACGCAAGATAGAGTATAATTAATAATGATATTCAGCGATAAATATAAGCCATTCTTTGAGCTACTGTCAGACGATCCCGTATTAGTTAAGAAGCACAAGAAAATACGCTATGTAGTACTTACGGGGAGCCGCGGCAGTGGAAAAAGCTTTGCATTATCTGCCTGGGAAGATGCAGCAATGTATAAAGATGGCTGGGGCTTGTTGTCAACTAGATATACGATGAACTCAGCCAGCCTGTCAATCATTCCTGAATTTGAGTCTATGTGTGAGAATCTTGGCAACTCCAGCGACTTTACTTTTAATAAGACCGATGTGACAAACAATGTAACCGGGACCCGTATTGATTACCGGGGATTGAAAGCCCAGACCAAAACGGCTAACAGCGCTTTAAAATCAGTAGCTGGCAAGAATGTATTTATCCTGGAAGAGGCAGAAGAATGCGTGGAGCAGCCACTATTTGAAAAGGTTGATTTATCTATCCGTACTAAAGAGTATAAGAATATAATTATTATCGTCATGAATCCCACGAATTGTAATCACTTCATCTATAAAGAATTTGTTTCAGAGCCTCGTGATGATGTAATGTTGATCCACACAACTTATTTAGATAACTATGAGAACCTTGACCAGTCATTCATTAATATCGCCAATAGAGCCAAGGCACGGGACTTAAAGAAATACAATCACATATTCTTGGGCCATTGGGTTACAGATTCTGAAGGTGCCTTATGGAAAGATTGCGATATCAGCCCGAATCGTATTACCTGGAATGAATTTAATAAGCTCCAGATGATTGAGACTATTATTAGTTATGACCCGGCAGTCACCGATACGGATAAGGCGGCTAAAGATAAAACAGCGACTACCGGCAATCTGCCAGACGAAGACGGTATTATCATCGCGGCTAAAGATTCAGATGGGCACATTTATATACTTCGAGATCGTACCAGAAGAGGAACGCGATTGGAAATTGCAGAAGAATTATGCCGGCTTTACCATGAGTATGATGCTAATTGCATTGTCATTGAGAAGAATAATGGCGGTGACTTTATCCCGACTCTAATTAAGACAGTTGATAAATATGTCCGATGTCAGACAGTTACAGCCACAAAGGGCAAGCTTTTAAGAGCTCAGCCGGTTCAAGCTATGTACGAAAATGGAGAGGTTCATCACGTTGGAATGCTTGGCGAGCTTGAATTGGAGCAGACAACTTGGGTGCCTGACATGGGCATGGCTTCACCAAATAGGATGGATGCTTTAGTCTGGGCATGTACTCATTTACACACGAAAGTTGAATTTGCTTTCGGATTCGCTTAAAATTCTTTCAATTCCCGCTTGATTAACATGTACTTATCATGTAATGTATACATGTAATCAAAAAGGACGGTAAGAATGAAATACACAGAACTAGTAACTGTAATCAACAATGACAATTACTCACTTGAGATGGATATCACGATTGACGTAACTTTCCACAGAGATGAATTTGTTTTTGCGTTCGATTCAGTCGGCAAAGTCTATGCAAACGGCGAAGAATCAGTATTTTTCAAGACTAAAGAAAGCTTAAGAACAATCAGTACTTTCATTGATAACTATCAATTCAACGAGTCCGCAATCTGGGCACAAGCTAAACTAGGAGAAGAAGGATGAATAAACGAAAGGTAATAGAAGTAAACGAGGACACAAAGAAGAGATTCGACGAGCTCAGGGATAAGAAAGGCATGACAGTTAATGGTTTAATTAAGTGGCTGGTCGAGCTGGGAGAAAAGAAATGAGCAACCAGATACAAGTAGGCGATGTTTGGCACGATGAAGAAGACGACATTAAATACACAGTGTCGAAGATTCACGGCAACCAAGTAGCATTCTGGTACTTAGAGAATGATGTCTTATGCGTTTACACTGATTATACAGAGCACATGCTTAAGTACATGACATTGATTGAACGAGATGGAAAAGAATGGCCAGAGGTGCAGGGGTGAATTCACTAGATTGTCTCTTGATGATATTCACGTGTTTTATGTTGGCGCTCATTGTAGGTGGATGTTTATATGAGGTTGCGATTATGATCTATCAATGCTTTATGTTCTTATTTAATTTAATATTTTAGGAGGAAAGGATGCTAAAGTTCTATAAAGGTCTAAGTAGTAAAGAGATAGTTTTGAAGGTGGCTAGTTATCACCTCTTTGAATTAAGAATGGATCTTGAAGAATATACAGAAAAATTAACTAAATATTCTAATCCCCACTATGACATGTTTCCCCACGACAGGGAAGAATTAATAGATTGTTATACTACTTGGATTAAAGATAAAAAGGATGAGTTAAAACTTATCCAAGATGCAATAAAAGAGGTTAAAGGATGAGCGAAGATATGAAGCAAGATATTCAAGTGGGTGATGTGTGGGCTAATAATGATGTAGAGTTCAATATAGTAATGTTATTTAGTCGCAGGGTCGCTTATTGGTTTATTGATAGTGATGGTAAATTAGGCGGCTGTGATTCTCTTATTCCTATATTCACTAAACAGAACAGGCTGGTCAAGCGCGATGGTAAGCCGGTCAGGGAGTTTGAGGAAGGGGCATTTTATCCGGTGAAATTTGGCGAGCCAGCTAGAGACGTAGCTCGTTTTATGGGTGGCAGATTTTATGCTACTTTTCATTATAACACTGGTGGCCCAGATATGTCTTATGAAGAGTCCGAGCTCTCCTATATCGGCCCAAGGATTGAAGTGGCGTGGCCAGCGGTTATTCCAGATCCAAACGGTAAGGATATACATACTTCGATGGGTGATAATTTATCAAAGGAAATAAACAGGGATGAAAGACTTCAAAGGAAATAAATACCAATTTGCTTACGGTAAATACTCAAGAGAATATACAAAGTGGCTAGAGAGTGAAATAGACTCCCACATGGTTTTTGCATTTGGTGACGATCAAACGAATCTACAAGCTGTAAGATTATCCGATATCGCAAGATTTGACGATGAGGCACAGTTGCTTTATCTAAATGATGGTAGAGATATGTATTATTTTACCCGGTATTTAAATAGCCGTAGTCTTGAAGAGTGTCAAGAGTTGATAAAGATCATCTATCAAGGATGTGAGATAGGATGAACATAAAAAATCTGATATGGACTGTAAAAGTTATGCTGATCATCAACATTATAGGTTTTTCAGCAGCTTATGTAATTGTTGAGTATTTAATTAAATAACCACCCATTTCAAGCCCTGATTAACTTCGGGGCTTTTTTTATGCCTATATACTTGTATTGAAAAAACTAATACTAACAACTATACTATTAAAATAATCAATACTAAACACTTATAGGCTGACTATGGCATTCTGGAGCAAGTTATTCACCAAGACAGAAACATTCAATTCTGACGCTTCTTTGTCAGTTCTTCACCAATTCACAAACCTGATGGAATTAACCAAGAATTATTCCAGCTTAGCCAAAACAGGTTATACCGACAATGTAATTGCGAATACTTGCATAAAGCGAATATCTCAGGCGATTAACTCAATACCGATAGAGTTTTTCATTGATGGCGAAAAGGTCGAGCCTAATACGGGCGATAAATTAACTAAGTCTATTATCCAGGCGTTTAATGATCCTAATCCAGACTATGACATAAATCTATTCATGGAGTCAGTTTATAGCCAGAGACAAATATCA